CTTTTGCAAACGAAGGAAGACCTAACATCGGCCTTTTGTCGAACCTATTCTTTTCCGCAAAAGGACCATTTACATGGTTATAATGAAGAAATACTTGTCCGCAAGTATTACCTTCAAACGGTTCTCTCCAATGCTCTAAATCACATCCACTATATACTAGCATATCGCCAACTTCAAGTATGACTTTAGTGCCTTGGGGAGCATTAGGTTTAAGTACAGCTGTTTGATCTTGCCCTGAAATAATACTGTTTGCTCCTGTGCCATCTATAAATATAGGCCATGGGTCACCACCTAAATTAAGAGTAGTAGAAATTTCACAACTAGGTCTGTCTTTGTGTCTATATAATATATCACCTTTTTTATATAATCTAGCATAAGAGTAAGTAGGAACTAGTTCTAAACCAGTTTCTTTAGCCATGACAGGTAACATTTTTACCAACAATGTTTCCATAACGGGATCGCTATAATGTGAATATGTGTTAGGAACTTGGTTATCTTTCCAAGTGCCAAACATGCCCGTGTCAGCTATTAAATTATATTGATACATAAAATTTGCTGCATCACGTTTAAGTAAAAAATAATTAAATACAAAATTAGCTAGTTCATAAGACACTGCTTTTTTAATTACTTGATATTTATCAAAAACCATTATTCAAATCCTCTTTGTATAAAATTAAAACTAACAGATATTCTTGGTTCATTAGATTCATTAGGTTCAACTTGATGCCATAACCACGCTGGAAACACTATTGCTCTATTTTCTTTTGGTTGCAAATGAACTTCTCTCCATAAATGTTTAGGAGGTTGACCTTTTTTTCTATTTGGCATGCATGTTTGAATACCTGGACGCGGATCATTACAAACTAAACGTCCAGAATTAGATGGAGCTTTTACATAATATACCCCACTAAATAAAGAATTAGGATGAACGTGTGGTCTATTATATCCACCAGTCGGGTTTATGTTAGCCCACATGTTTCCAAGTGTAACTTTTCCATCTAACCATTCTTCATTAAATACTTGATACACCATCTTAAATAATTCATCGACTAAAAGCTTATACTCAGGTTTTTTATACATATCAGTTTCACTATGCCACCCATTAACATTTGTTTTTATAACTCCTTTATCTTGGTTAGACCAATTAATTATGTTTTGAGCTAGTTCGTCAGTATTTAATTTAAAATCTTCTGCGTATATAATTGTGGGAAAAAATCCTTCTTTAATCATCTAAATGGTTTACCTCCAAACCAAACAACGAGAGATTGCCTCATTCCTTTTGTTACTGGCTGTACTCTATGATTTAAAAAAGATGCAAAAACTATTGCATGACCTTGTTTAAGTTCTGCAAATTTACCAGGTGCCATAAGTTCTAAATGTCCACCTTCAAACTCTGATGGATCATTTAATAAAAGAGTCATTGATATTTTTCTAACCGGTGGTTCATGAGCCATGCTTACATCACAATCCATATGCCAATCATAGAACCCTCCTTCAGGATATTCTGTAAATTGTGCATTCTCTGTAATTCTTATGTCACCAAACCCAAAATGATTTTCATTTGCTTTTTGAATAAAAGTATCAAGATCATTATACATAGGCTTCATTTCTTTAAATGGTAACCATGATATTGTAGTTACTCTTTTCTTTGTATCTGTACCACCACCTGGTTTACCCATACCAACCTGTGCTTGTTGTGGTTTCTGTGATCTACCAGCTTCTATAATTTGTCTACATTGGTCTGGTGTAAATAATGGAGTGGTTGTTGTTATAATCCAACTTTTCCATTTAGGTTCAAGTATGTGTTTATTTTTGTACATTATTTTATTCCCCTATTTCTTATTGGATCATAGTCTACATCCATGTTTGCCGCAAGAGTTCGTCTCATTCCAGGTCCATTAAAGGGATATACACAATGTCTCATATCATATGGAAATACAAAAAAATCTCTTTCTTTAATTTCTGGTTGATAATCCATGTGAGCAAATTGACCCGAAGAAGAACCTAATATTTGTAATCTACCATTTTGTGGTGTGTGAGCTGCCGAGTATTCTACACCAAAACTTTCTGGTAATTTTAATATCATTACAGAAGAAAGACCTGTAAATAATTTTCCTTGGTGTACATGCACTGGATTGTATTCATGTTCAAACATATTATTAACCCAAATAGAATTTAAATGCATTTTATAAGTTTCTATTCTATTCCATTCTAAATAGTGTTTAAATTTTTCATGAAACCACATTAATACATCTTTAGTTAAATGATTATGGCTTGCCATTTTATCATTAGCAGGACCATCAAAAAACAAACTATGTTCTTTTTCTATTTTACCAACTAATTGTTTATTAGCAGATTTAAGGTTAGAATATTTAGATTCGTAGACATTATTAATTGTGGCATATATATCATAAGGAACTTCATACCTTAATACTGATTGACCTAAAAATACAAATTTAAAATTTGATGTGTCCATACTTTTCTCTAATACTTAAAGGAATTTTTTCTATATAAGGATTATAAACCTTTTCAATTTTTCCTGTATGTAATTTGTGCATATTCTTTCCTACAATTGTGTCGTTATATTCTATACCATTTATATTAATATCTTTCAAGTTTTCAAAATAATGTGGATAGTATGGCTCTTCTAAAAATTTATATATTTTTTGTAATTCTTCTTTAGGGTTTTTTATAAGATCATTAAATTTTACAAAATGACAAAGATCGGGATAATTAAAAGAATTTTTAATTGCTTTTAATTCTTTTGCTACAGCACCGTCAACGTTCATTAGTCTTAATAATTTTTGTTCGTCTGTGTTATCTCCGTACTTATTAGGAAATGCATTAGGATTTTCTGTATACCATTTCATGTAACTGGCTAACACATCCATTAAATCTCTAAGGATAACAATACATTTAAAAGGGCGTTTAAAATATTTTTTTATTAATTCAAAATTACCTGGATTACCTGGGGCCATTACAGGTCCCCGATCAATAATAATTCGTTGAGGCCAATGTTTATAATAATTATCATACACCGAATCTAACACATTATCTAATGACTTGTGGTCTGGAAAATTTTGAAACACGTCCGTTGTTTTTAACAAATATAAATCTTTCATAATCTCAAGAGTTATAGAATTAGCTGTGCAAACTACATCGGAATTTTGATTCATGATAGATGCAAACAAGGTGTTCCCTGATCTTGGCATTGCAACTAAAAAGAAAAGTTTTTTATTTTTCTTTAGCTCCGAGGTCATGAGACAATTGTTCTTTCTTGTTGTAAATCATTTCTCCTGATTTCTTAACTCTTTCTATTGTTTTTAATTGACCTAACACATTAAACACTTCAGGTTGACTTGAGCCAGAAGTTAATGTTTCTGCTTTGTTTTTCATAATGTGATGATAAGATTCTAACTGGTGCTTGTTAACATCTTTAGTATCAAACGATCCATCATCAAATTCTTTCTTTAATGTAGACCATAATTTAATTTCTCTCATTCTATCACGAGCTACAAGTTGCATGTTAGCTAAACCGTATCTAGCTTCATCAAGATCTATTTTATATTTTTCTAATTTGTATTCGTCTTTTTCTGTTTCTATTTTTTTCTCTAACCATTTAAGTTTAGCTTCTTGTCTTCTACAATCAAATGATAAACTCATTAAATTTTCTAAGAATACGTTTTGTTCTCTAACACACTGCCAATATTTTGCAGCTTTTGTTGGATATTTCATATCTTGAAGAACAGACATTCTCATTTCTGTCTCTGTTCTAAATACTTGTTTCTTAGTCCAAGTATCTCTAAGCTCAGAAGTCATAGCCTTAAATTCTTTTACATCACCCGGATCTAATAAATTATTTAAGCTAGGTGCTTCTTTTTCTATTAATGCATGTATATTACGTTTTTCTGTCATATTGCTCCTTTCATATATACTTTCTAATATAACTATTTTTAACTAGTTGTCAATGTTTTAGATGTTACTGCTGTTGTTGCTCCAGTAAATTCTTCTGTTGAAGTACTAGGGCCCGCTGCTATTGCTGCTGTATTACCTGCAGAATTAAATCCACTTCTATTACTTGCAGCAGTAGACAAACTTGGTCTTGTTGACCACGTTGTTCCATCGTATGCTTCTGTAGCACCTGTAGTTCCAGGAGAAGCTTCTCCTGCATAAAGTAATGCGGATGTTTGAAGACCATTTGCGGCTCCGTTTAAATCTCTTCTAGCAGTTATTAAATTGTTTCCTTCTGACCAACTTGAACCATTCCATTCCTCTGAGTTTGCAGTAAACGGAGGAGTATTTCCTCCAGCAAATAAAGCTGCAGTTGAAGTTCCTGCTCCTGCCCCACCATACCTTGCAGTGTTTAAAGTAGGTCCGGCTGTCCAATCAGTTCCATCATATTCTTCACTATTGTTTCTAATAGTTCCGCCTGGATTTGTTTCTCCACCAAAAGCTAAAGCTGCTGTTTGTGTTCCTGAATTAGCAGAACCTAAACTTGATCTTGCTTGATTTAAATTTTCTCCTTCAGACCAACTTGAGCCATTCCATTCTTCTGAGTCTGCTGTAGCGGCTGTTGAAGGTCCTCCACCAAAACATAATCCAGCAGTTGTAGTTCCTGCTCCTCCACTTGCTCCATGGTTTGAGTTTAAATTAGGTCTATCTGTCCAAGAAGTTCCATCATAAGTTTCAAAGTCAACTCCTGGTCCTGTACCAGCTAAGGCTCCTGCTGTCATAGTTCCAAATCCTGCACTATTTATTCCAGAATTATTCATAGTTGCTCCACTAGCCCATGCTCCTTCAACAATTGAACTAATTGATTTACTATATTCTTGTGTTTTATTTTGTCCTGGTGACGGTCCACTCAATATATTTATTGCCGATGTAGTAGTTCCAGCACACACACCACTTGATCCTGCAGTTGTCATGTCTGCTCCTAAATCAGTAAAAGCTGTTCCATCAAATTCTAAAGTTTCCCCTACCATACCAGGAGGAGCACTACCTCCCCAAAAAATATATGCACTATCACTTGTTCCTGCAGTTCTTCCTCCTCTAATTTTTTGAGGTAAAGCTACTCCTGTAGTAAAAGATGATCCATCATAATTTTCTACTACAGATTCTTTGTCTGAAGGTCCTTGTCCTCCGCAAGCTGCAGCACTTGTTTGTGTGCCAGCTCCACCACCAATATTATATCTAGCTGTACTTAAAGTACCACCAGCTGTCCAAGCCGAACCAGTATACTCTTCAGCTCTATTTAATCTTCCAGGTGGAATTGGATTACCATAACCACCAATATTTAAACCAGCAGTTAAAACACCATAACCTGCTGCCGTTCCTCTTCCTGTAGTAGGCATAGTAGGTGTTGCTTCCCACGAAGTTCCATTCCAATCTTGTGACCAGTTATTAATAGCTCCACTTCCAGGAGCTGATCCACTAACAAGACCTGATGTTGTAGTACCAAATCCCATGTTACCATCGTTCATTTGATTTTGTGTTTGAGGAATATCTGCTTGTGCTGAAAAACCTGACCCATTCCACTCTTCAGTTTTTTGTGATCCATCTGTAGCGGGCGGACTTCCTGGTGCGGAATAAGGACCACCACCTGTAAATAAAGCAGATGTTGATGAAGTTCCAAATCCATTGCTACCACCACCACTTAAATTATTAATAGTGTTGGGTTGAGCAGACCATGCAGAAAAACTTACAACAGATTTTAATGTACCTGAAGTAGAGTTATACCACACCTGTCCCTCATACGCTGAAGTCAGCGTGGGATCAGAGTCAAATACCTCAACTCGTTTACCGTATATTTCGTCGTACGTTGCCATTTAAAAATTCCTTATGGAAGAATTATATCTGTGGGTCTATCATGCATAGCTTTGTATTCTTCAGACTCAGCATCGTAAACAGCTTGTGCCGCTTGAACGTCAGCGTCAATCAAAGCTTGTGCTTCTGCTTTTGTCTTTTCACGACCGCCTTTTTCAGCTAACCACATCGCGCCATCAACGTTGTTGCCAACCATCCAGACGTTTGCAGGATAACCTCTAAGGAAGAATTTTTGTCTGTCTTCAACAGTAAAAAATCCTTTTCCAGTGTTTTCAGCTACTCCATATATAAAGTGTGCCATAGTGTTTCCTCCTTTTTAATTTTGTATATCATAATTTTTAACTTTGTGTAAGTGTTTTAACGT